ACGGTGGTATGTCTTGGTCGGGTTCGTACACCAACATGTACCGGTTCGTAAGATATCTAGACTTCTGCCCCCTCATATACTTGGGTTCGAGTCGATGCACGTACCCCCACGTAACCAAGTCATTGATTGCCTTTTTAATCGTGGACTTCTGGACGTGGGGACACTCGGCCTCTATCGTTTCGTGGGTGCAGTAGATCAGGCCGGACTTACCGGCATGCACCCCAAAACAACACATCACATTGTAGTGCGCTATCTTGAACCGTTTATCCCCAATGATGCGAGCCGGCAAGATTGAATACTTGGTCTTGTATTCCTTGAATTTACTCATCGTCTATTATCTCTACATCAAAATCACCTGCAAAGTCTGTCGCTAATTCAATAGCATTTTCTATGTAGTCGTCATCATCTTCTACATAAACATCTTTATAGACTCTTACTAATATATTTTCTTTACTCATCGTTCCCCCCTTGTAATTGTAATTCCTCACAATATTCAGCTAATATATCTTCAATACCAAAGAGTAAATCTGTGCCTGTTTCTGTGTTTACTGTCCCCCCTTTTTCATAGTTAGGTTTAACACATAATTTCCTGACATCATCTGGCAATGTATCTAAAATATGCCAATAAATTAGGTCGGCTGCCTCATGTTTATCATTTAATTTCATCGTTTCCCCCTTGTTAATAGTTAATTAAAATGACTACCCCTAAAAAGAGCGCCCCTAGTGGAACCACTAGAAGCAACCCTATTTTTATGGATAAGATAAGTTTGTTGAATACCCTGTTCATTATGCGATTGCTTTAATGATTTCAGGAACTAGCACAAAATAATGTGCGGCTAATAATACACCTAATACCATAGTTACCTCCTTTGTTGGTTGTTTATGTACCCCCTATTATTCATATATAACTAGGTATGTCAACCCCTTTTTTATGTTATTTGAAATGACACCTGTTCAAACCTATGTCATTGCTCGCAATCTTTACAATGACACCTTACAAAGGTGGTGTCATCTCCTGTCATTGTGTTCTAGAAGTTATTGTTTTTACTCAACTTTTGAAATGACACAGCAATGACACAATGACACAAAGAGGATTGAAATGACATGACAGTACACACCCTATATATAGGGTGTATGTCACTTGTCATCCTTGTCATTTGATTAGTACCTAATGAAAACTAAAAAAAAGAGCCGGACGGATCCGGCTCAAGTGGTGGCCTCGAGGTGGCCGTTGGAGTCAAAATTTATTTAATCATTAATACTGAAATTGCCTTCTTCTACTTCTACTAAATATTGTTCTTCTCTACCATGATATTTCAAAAGATTTACGTCTTCTAATGTGTTGACAAGATATATTTCTGGGGCAGCCCAGATTGAACTATATATTACTTTATATTTAAATGTCTTCATCTTAACTCCTTTGTTTGTTTATGTAATTAAAATAATACCTATGTATTTTAATATGTCAACTATTAATTTATAACTTATTATGTACCCTTATAAATGGAAGTATGAAACCAATTATTAGATCAAATATAACCCCACACACACACAATAGGCGCATCTGGTGGTAAACCTACCTATTACGCATAAGATACATTATGTTAACTTGTTGTCCTGACGCCATTGTAGGCCGTTTCACATGTAACAATGGCCACTGTATGCGCAACATGGCTATACGGGGGGGTGGTGGTCCCCATTGTGACAGGGGGTGTCATAAAAAATTTTTGTGATTTTTTGTAAAAGTCCTATAATGAAGCTATGTCAAAAGCACTGTCATTAAGGGAAGCTAAGGCTTTATTGAAATCTGACCAACAGGCCAAACGAGAAGCAGTCGAACAAGAACTCGCCGCTATCGGAGCTAGTGAACTCACGGACATATTGGAGTGGGACAGCAACGGCCGAGTACAGGTCAAGGACAGTGCCAACTTGCCAGAACGCACTAAGCGTGCGATCAAGAAGGTCAAGATACTACCGACCCAGTATGGCAATCAGGTTGAAGTCGAAATGCACGATAAGATTGCAGCGCTTAGATTGCTTGCCAAACACTACGGTATGCTTAATGTTGACAGCTCACTAAACAAACCGTCCGTGCTTGGAATCAATATACAAGGACCTGAAACTACTTATGAAATCCAAGCTAAAGAAAAGAAAGAGTAACTACCCTACTGTCATCATTGACTGGTGGGACCACACCGGGGACGCCAGTTGGTTCGACAAGGAAAGCATCAAAGACACCAGTGCGGTCAAGTGTCGCACCATTGGGTATTTAGTTGAGGAAACAGAGTTAGTCTACAAAATTGCCGATACCTTGACCGATGACCAAGGGTATGGAGGACTTGCCATTATACTTAAATCTTGCGTTACGGACTATTGGGAATTAGAATTCTAGTATGAAAGAAGTTGTAATCATTGCTCTGCTTATGGTAGCTTTTGTCATAGTAGGGAAAGAACTTAGAAAACCACATGTTACCGATCCGGTGTTTACTGATGAGGAGATCGAAGCATGGCAACCATTTGACTAATATGGCAAGAGCAACAGGGGCAACCGATAGAAGTAAACGCAAAACACAGGACAAATCACAGTCTGAAATTAAAGATTTAAATATTGACTTCAAGCACAGTCCAACGGTGTGGCGTTTTCTTAACGATGACTCGTTTGTGCGTGGACTGATGGGGCCAGTGGGTTCAGGTAAGTCTTATGCTTGTGCCACCGAGATTATGTTACGTGCTTTGAAGCAACCGGTGTCCCCGATTGATAACACACGACATTCACGATTTGCCATTGTCCGTAACTCTTATCCGGAACTCAGAACCACGACGATCAAAACGTGGCTCGAGATATTTGATGAAGCGACTTGGGGTCCGATGCGTTGGAGTCCACCGTTGACTCATCACATTCAACTGCCACCGAAAGGAGAACTGGCAGGGCTTGATGTTGAAATTATCTTTTTAGCCCTTGACACGCCTAAGGATGTCCGTAAACTATTGTCACTCGAACTGACCGGTGCATGGGTAAACGAAGCGAGAGAGTTGCCAAAAGCCGTGGTCGATGGTCTAACCCACAGGGTCGGTCGATATCCAACTAAAGCACATGGGGGCTGTCCACATCGTTTTATCATTATGGACACCAACCCAATGGACGATGACCATTGGTATCATCGCATGGCAGAAAAAGAAAAACAAAGTGGCAAGTACCAATGGAAATTTTTTCGTCAGCCCGGTGGAGTCAAAGAGGTAGATGCACAGTTTAAAGATGCGATTTATGCTGCCGGTAAATACTGGGCAGTCAATGACAAAGCTGAAAATATTTTAAATCTAACCGATGGCTACTATGAGCAAATGCTCATTGGAAAGAATCTGGATTGGATCTCATGTTATGCGCAAGGTAAATATACCTTTGTGCAAGAAGGCAGACCGGTATGGCAAGAATATACCGATACTTTGATGAGTGAGGATATTGAATACTTAGAAGAATATCCTTTGCAGATTGGCCTTGACTTTGGTCTTACGCCTGCCGCAGTGTTTGGCCAACGCCTCGATAATGGCAGATGGCATGTGCTGCATGAGTTAGTCACCTTTGATATGGGCTTGGAGCGTTTTGTTACTCAGCTCAAAATTGAAATCAATAAGCTGTTTCCCAAAGCCAAAGAGATTAGAATCTGGGGCGACCCTGCGGGTAGCAAACGAGATGAAATCTTTGAGGTCACTGCCTTTGATCATTTAAGAACACAAGGACTCAATGCTAAACCAACTCCGACCAACGACTTCAAGGTGCGTAGAGAAGCAGGAGCCATGCCCATGAACCGACTCATTAATGGTAAAGCAGGACTGATTGTCAATAAATCGTGTGCGCAACTGCGTAAATGTTTGGCCGGTGGTTATTACTTCAAGCGTGAGGCCATAGGCAGTGGGCAAGAACGATTTAAAGACGTACCGTTTAAAAATAATTTTTCACACGTAGGGGATGCGTTTGGGTATTTGATGCTCGGCGGAGGAGAACATCGGATACTCACTCGCTCTAACGCACGTTTTGGTAATCAACAACAAGTTACGGCTAAGGTAGATTTCAATGTATTCTAGTTTTCCTAATAAAAAATACAACATTATTTATGCTGATCCGCCTTGGAATTATGGTAGCAAGTCAGCAGTTAATAACACGACTGGTAGCGAAATAAAGCCTTTAAGTAATCATTACAATACTATGAAGTTACAAGAACTTAAAGAACTACCAATAAAAAAAATTACACAAAAAGATGCTGTATGTTTTATGTGGGTAACAGATTCGCACTTAGATGAAGCATTACAAATATTTAAATCATGGGGTTTCAAGTATAAAACCATAGCGTTTAATTGGATTAAAACCACATCAAAAGGCAACTACTGTAAAAATGTAGCTCCGTGGACCATGAAAAGTAGTGAGATTTGTTTGTTAGGTGTAAAAGGTACAATGTCTAAATATAAAAAATTTAACAACATAGAATCACTGGTAAT